GCCTGGTGGCATGGTCATTAGGATGGATTCTTGCGACAAAGGGATGTTTGGAGCGGGACGAACTGTGAGGTTGTTCGTTTTTTCGAATTCAGCCATGGTGATAGCCGATGGTGGAGTGGAGTCAGGATGAGTGATAAAGTGAGCGTAGTTCCATTTTGGACCGTAGGAAAGGGGACCAAGGTAGGCGGAGTAGAAGGAGCGTACTTCGTCTAAAGTAGGAAATCGGAGTAGATCTATTTTAAGATCTTCGGCGTCGAGAGTTGCGTAGACGGGGCCGGGAAGCCAGCGTCGAGCGTTTTCGATGGTTGTATCATCAAATTGAGCGTGAGGGAGAAACAGTTTATACATGTCAAAGCAAAAGGAGTGGAAGGTTCGGTCTTTGCCTGGGGAGGCGTAACAGATACCGACGGAGCGGAATGATTGCGTTTTTTCTTTTAATCCATGTTCAGGATAGCAGAGTTGGGCGACCATTTTGTCAATTGGACGGATGGGATGTCCAAAGTTGCATTGGTAGGAGAGAGTTTCAATTTTATTTCGCATAGTTGTAATGACGGACTTAGTTTTGGAGAGAGTCATGTTGTATCGGACTTTGGCATATCTTTCAAGGAAAGAGATAAAGGAGTGGAGCCTTTGGATGGGCCAGTTGGTAAAACCGGAGTTGTCATCACCGAGGACGAAGAGGAGAATTTCTTCAATCTCAGAGTCAGTGAATCCAAATTCGATCATTCCATCGATTAGGAGGAATAGGTTACCGAAGGAGTCGATGTATTGCGTAAGGTATAGGCCGGAAGGAACACCAGCGTGTTGGCGTTTGTAGGCGTATCCGTCAGCGGATAGGTAAGTCATATTGTTATAGAAAAGGTGGAGGAAGTGGAGGAGGTTGTCCATTCTGTGGTAGAGCTTTTCGGGAGTGAGATCGGGATAGAGAGGGTATTCGTAAGTCGGGGCGTAGCCGTGTGAGATAACGATGAGGCGGCGGGCAAAGTCAGTAAAGAAAATGTCAGTAATGACGCGTGGGAGGGATTGGTCATAGCCGGACCAGTCTATGGTGAAAAAAGATTGATATGCTTGTGCAAGATGGTCGAGCCGGTGGTTGGAGCCACGGAGGGTTTCGAGTCCATACATTATACAGCAGGAGGGTTTTCGGGCTTGTACAGTTAGCGGAAAGAAGAGCATTAATTCGAGGAGAAGAAATATTTCATCAACGGCGTATACAGGTCGTACTTTGAGAGTCTTTTCACGATCAGAGATATGATTGCGAGTAAATAGGAGAGTCGGATGATCATTAAAGAACGAGTTGAGTTTGTCAACTAAATGAAGGATAAGTTCATCGGTCATGAGTGATTCGTCGTGGGGGAGAGGAAAATCAAATGGTAAACCAGTTGACTTAATCTTGTGGACGATTGTTCGAGCATAATCAAGTGTAGCATTTAAGTAATAGCCTTTTGAGGTCGGTTTGGTGGCATACTCATGGGGGTGAGAGTAGCGAGCGTGGGCTTTTTGCTTGTAGGAGAAGCGGTTAAAGTATCCAGTACCGGAGGTCATGGGGAGTTTAGCATATTGGGTGTCAACGAAGTGAATCGGAAGGTAGGGAGTGGCGTCAAGGAAACGGAGGACATGTTTGAGGATATGTTCTTTTCGGGTTTCATCGATTGGGAGGGACGGAAGTTGTGCCTTGTTAAAGTCACGGAAGGTAGCGTCGGTTGTGCCAGCGGGTCGACAATATTTGTGGACATATGGAAGGTATTCGGGGTATTTGGTAATCAGAAGATTATAGATACGTGGGTCGAGAGGAGGGCCATAGTCAATATCACCGGGAAGGTAGGATTCTGCGTTGTCTGCAGTTAGATCAGGAGCGAGGGGACGAGAAGTTTCAGGATTGGGGTGGACGACACGGGTAGAGTGAAAAAAGTCGGGAACGGAGATAAGTCCAGGAGAGGGGAGTCGTGATTCGGGAAGTGGCTTTGGATCGTGTAACGGAAGGTGGAGTTCGAAGGGTTCGAAGCGGAGGTTATTCGTGTTTTGGTAGGATTCAGTAAGAGCGGAGAATTCATGATTGAGTTGGAGCGTTTGTTCGTGGTCGAGGTTTCGGGATTTAACGAGATGGTAGAGACGGGTGGTGTCTGAGTCTTGGTTAAGTGAGAGAGTGAGGTCAGGATCTTGGTTGGAGGATTGGAAGAGTTTCCATTCGTTTCGAAGTCGGATAATTCGTTCATTGAGGTAGTTGCGGAGAGTGTTAAAGTGCATTGCGACAGGGGTAGATAGCAAAGGTGTTAATCTTATTTTATTTAAGTGTGGGCGGGGCCG